ATGAAGCTGATTGGCTCTGCGTCTCCAGAGCTTCTTAAGTCTGCTGACGCTCTAAAGGCCGTTACACAGCAGGCAGTTACTCTCGCAGAGGCTGCTGGCAGCACTCTTCCCGAGGCAGCAGCAGCAGTAACTGGCGCACTGAACCAATTCCAACTTGGCGCCGATCAGGCAGGCCGCGTAATTAACGTTCTGGCTGCTGGCGCTAAAGAAGGCGCCTCAGAGATTACCGACACTGTTGCCGCCATGAAAGAGGCTGGCGTAGTAGCCGCTCAGAGCGGAGTCAGGTTCGAACAGTTCAACGGCGCAATTCAGGCGCTAGCTCAGGGCCAGATCAAGGCTAGCGAGGCTGGCACTGGCCTGCGAAACATCCTCACCATCCTCAACACTCAAGCCAAGAATGAATTCAAGCCATCTGTAGTCGGTCTATCAGCAGCCCTTGCCAATCTGCAAAAGGCCGGTCTTGACGATACTCAGATGGTCAAGCTGTTTGGCCGCGAGAACATCACCGCAGCCAAAGTCCTTTTGCAGTTCCGTGGCACGATGGATACCGTTACAACTGCGATTACTGGGACGTCCGAGGCATACAAGCAAGCCGCTATCAACCAAGACAACCTGAAAGGCGATGTTGCTAACCTTTCTAGCGCATTCGAGACGCTGCAAATTGCGATTGGCGACCTGTCCGACAGCACTCTGCGCGATCTGACAAAGCAACTAACCGAAGTTCTGTCTAGCTTTAGTAGTAACGGCAATGCTATATCGACATTCTTTAACGTTGCCGGCGATGCTGCTCTGTCGTTTGCTGCGGTAATTACTGGTCGCGTCGTAACCGGCCTTGTTGGATACGCCTCTGCTCAGGCTGCGGCTGTCAAAGCAACATTCGACCAGATAGCAGCGGCTCAGTCAGCGGCAGGCGCTAATCTGATGCTGGCCAAGTCAGAAGACGCGGCTGCACAAGCAACGCTGGCGAAAGAAAAGGCTATCAAGCTAGCAAACACCGGCATGATGCTTGGATCCTCAGGGTCGGACAACCTTGCGGCGGCAGAGGCGCGTGCTGCGGCAGCAACAAACGGCCTTAACGCGGCTATGGCAGCCAGTTCTGGGGTTGCTACAAAGTCGGCAGCGGCTATCGGCATTCTCAGTAAGGCGACGTCTTTCCTTGGTGGACCGCTTGGTGTCTTCTTGTTGGCGGCTACTGCTGTATCCATCTTCAGCAGAGAATCCGCAAAGGCCAGGGTAGAGGTTGATGCTCTTAATGGATCTTTGGAATCTCTCTCTTTTAATCAGCTTTCTCGGTCTGCTCTTGAGGTTCAGGGGCAGATTGAAGACTTAAATGGTCAGCTAGCCGCTGCAAGGAACAACTACAACAGCCTATCCAGCGACAAAGCTGTTATGTCTTCTGATGCTTTCGCCAAGAAGCAAACAGAGGTTAGCGCTTCTCTTGAAGATGTAAACCAGGCGATAGCGCTCCGCAAAAAACGCCTTGAGGAAATCGCATCAGCTCAAGACAAAATCACGAACAAGGCGCCTGTAGCAGCTAAAGACCCTGTAATAACACCGGCTGTATCTACAACGTCCGAAGATGGGCAGAAAGAACTTGCCATTCTCAAGGATCAGCTGGCACTAGCAAAACTTACCGGCGAGGCCAAGGCCAAGCTCCAGGCTATTCAAAAACTAGGCTCTGCTGCAACTGAGCAAGAGAAGAATGAAGCGGCTGCTCTTGGCGCCGAGATTTACAAACTTGAGACTGCCACAAAGACTCTTGCTGCAACCAACAAGAAGGCAAAGACAGACGCTGAGCAGCTAGCTAAGCGAGCGGCTCAGGAAGAAAAGAAAGGCATTGAGAGCAACCTCGAGGCTTTCACGAAGCTTGGTGAAGAGCTTTCTAATGTTGGCAAGTCGGCCAGAGATCTGGCACAGGATCAGGCTCAGTTAACGCTGAATAAATACGCAACACCAGAACAAATTCAGTCTATCCGTGACATTGCTGGCGCCTTCTATGACGCCAAGACTGCAAAGGATACCCTTGCTCGCGTAGATCCTGCTGCGGCAGCTACTCAGGGGTATACGCAACAGCTAAAAGACCTACAAACCGTCAACGACATGAAGTTGCTGAGCGATACAGACTATCTCGCGCTTAAGGAGCAAGCAGAAACCGAATACAACGCACGCATGATGGAGGTCGAGACACAGCGTTTCGCGGCTCAGTCTGCTGGTAATCAGGCGCTGATGGATGGTCTATCTGCATTAGGAACGGCTGGTACACAAGCTCTTGGCGGTCTCCTGTCTGGAACCATGAGCCTTCAAGATGCGCTTGGTAATATCGCCAACACCGTACTGAATGCCGTTATCGGTTCGTTCGTTCAGGCTGGCATTGAGTGGGTTAAGCAGCAGATCGTTATGGCTACAGTTGGCCAGGCAACCGCTGCTGCGTCTGCTGCTGCCTCTGTTGGTGAAGCTGCTATCGTCGCCTCTGCATGGGCTCCTGCTGCTGCTATGGCATCCTTGGCATCGTTCGGTGCTAACGCAGTGCCGGCTGCCGCTGCTATCACTTCTACTAATATGCTGGCTTCTGGATTGGCTATTGCTGGCGGTCGCGCTCTCGGCGGACCGGTGCAGGCTAACGGAATGTACCGAGTAAACGAAACCGGCGCACCCGAGATTTTCAACGCGGCAAACGGCCGTCAATACATGATGCCGAACAGTCGCGGCGACGTGGTAAGCAACAAGGATGCAACATCAGGCGGATCGCAAGCAGCGGCCCCAATTGTTAATGTCAACAACTACTCAGGCCAAGCAGCTACGACAACTAGCAAGTTCAGCGATGCGGATAAAGCTTGGGTCATTGATGTAGTAGTCGGTGACGGAATGGGTGACGGCAAAACAGGTAGAATGATTAACTCGTTGACAGGCACGCGGAGACAAGGAACTTGAGTACTCTAATTGAGCGAGTATATGCATCGGCAGGATCGGAGGTCATCATTGACACCATTGAGCTTGCCTGTCCTGCGTGGGATTCGTCGCTATACATAGTCAAAGGTTACGAGGACATGACGCTCGGGCTTGACGGTGTCACATACAAGGAATTCATGGCGGCTCCAATTTCTATCGCGCTGCCAAAGAAGAGCAACCAAGGCAATCAGACGCTTAACTTCGCAATTGATAACGTCACTGGCCAGGCTCAGCGGTTAATTGATAATGCAATGGAAGCAGAGGCTCGTATCACGCTGACGTTTAGGCGATACCTTAATACTGACCTAACTACTCCATCTGAGAAGCCATTCTATGCGACTGTGCTTGGTGGCAATGTGACAGGGACTACTGTGCAGATTGAGGCGGGGTTTATCGACTGTCTAAATTATGCGTGGCCTAGAGCGCTTTATACATCTGAGTTCGCTCCTGGCCTACGGTATTTGTAATGCAATGGATTACGCATTACCTGGCCGCTACATACGAAGACGGCGCACGAGGCCCTAGCAAGTACGATTGCTGGGGGCTTTGTCGCGAAGTTAGGCATACCCACTGCGGAAAACGCCTACTCCCATCATTCGGATCAATCCGCAACACTCAACCCAAAGAATTCACCCGCGCTTACCAGCAAGAATCCGCCAGCATGGAAGAGTGCCCACCAGAACACGGTGCAATCGCAGCCGTATTTCGCGGGCCCTTGTGTATCCATGTCGCTGTTATAATTGAACTAGAAAATGGATTGCACGCGCTAGAGATTAACCCGAAGAAGGGGGCTCGACTGATGCGCGTTAGTGATTTCGAATCCCAATATCTAAGAGTGATCTACTACCGTGACAATTAGAGTATTCGGATCGAAACTGAATGACGAGCCTAGCGAAGAATTCGCGGTAGGCGGAATGACTGTGCGCGAGTGGCTTGCGAAGAATGTGCCTAGCTATTCGGATATGGATGTTCACCCGATCAGCGTTGCTCTGAATGGCGAGGTTATTCCGCCTGAGCAGTGGGCTATCTGTTCGTTCGCAGCGACTGATATTGTCGATATCGTCATTGAGCCAAAAGGCACGGAGCTGTTCTTCGGAGCATTGTTCCTTGTCGCTATCAAGACTCTTACCCCTAAGATTCCAAAGGTTAGTTCGACGGCTCAAAACGGCGAAGGCATTAATGAAGCGTCGATCAAAGGTAACAAGGTAAAGCTTAACTCTCCAATCCGGGAGATTGCAGGAACTCGCAAGGTTTACCCTGACTACCTTCTGCCTCCACGCAGATACTTTGCTGGCCCCCGCGAACAGCACGTGGAAATGCTGCTCTGTATCGGCAAGGGCGAGCATGAAGTTCCAGGCAACAAAATACTGATTGGCGATACTCCAGCCATTTCTCTTGGCGCTGATGTTGTAATTAACGTATATCAGCCTGGAGAAGACGTATCGTCAGACCCTGCATGCCTATGGTGGAATGATGTAACCGAGGTTGGCTCTAGTTCTAATGGATCGGCAGGTCTTGAGCTTACCGTTGCCACACCACTAACAAACGGCTATGTAGCTACATCACAAGTATTCTCAGGGTACACGGTGACGATTCCATCTGGCGCAGGATCGTTTCCGTCAGACTGGGGTATCGGTCTAATTGTAAGAATCCTAGTATCGTACCAATACGATTTCGTTGATGGCGGCGCAGGTGTTCGCGACATCGTACGAGGGTTCGCCCTTGATATGCTTGCCCCTAGCGTTGGTGACACCATTGAGATTGCAGGATCTAACGCTGGCCTGTACGTGGTCAACAGTTTCACGCCGTCTGTAGGCGCAACTCCCGCGCAGATGACGCTTAACTTTGATGGTGGTGCGCCTGTTACTGGGCTGACCATCGGCACGCTTCCTGCAAGCATTGCACCGCGTGGCCAGCGATTCCGTATCACGGTGTTTAGTACTCCGCAAATCACCGTGCAACGCCTAGATTCTACTGGCTCAGTTGATACCGACTTCCCAGGCTTCACCTACCTCGAAACCGCATCAGCGTCTATCACGCTTGACCCATCAAACCTTGAAGGTGGTTATCGCGGCCCTTTCGCAATGTGTCCATTTGGTGAGAAGGCTACAGCTATCGAGTGGGACGTATTCATGTCTAGCGGCCTGTGTGGTCTTGGTCGTGAAGGGCAAGTGTACGAGGTAGGCGCATTCCACACGTTTGAATATCGCGATATGGATATTGCGGGTGCGTGGACTGTTATTGATAAAACTCATACGGGCGCGTCACTGGATTCTCAAGGGTTCACTAACCGCGTAACTCTTCCATACCCTATGCGCCCAGAGGCCAGAATCAAGAAGCGATTCATTCAGCAGTCAGAGCGCGAGACTGAGATTCAGAATGCTACCGTTTGGTACGGAGCCCGATCTTTGCTGTCCGGACCTACGTCGTATGCAGGCGTTACCGTGATGAGCGTGAATGCTCGCGGCGGCGACAGGCTTTCTGCGCAGTCTGAGGCTATGGTTTCAGTCGAGGCCACTCGCAAACTTCCGACTCGCTCTGGCGGCGCGTGGACGGCTCCGATTGCGACCAGAGACATCGCACCGTTCTTCGCTTACGTCGCAAAAAACGTGGGCTATACGGATGCAGACATCAACCTTGTTGAGCTGGATCGTCTAGACGCCATCTGGAAAGCTCGTGGCGATCACTACGACCAGGCAACTAACACCAATGGCACAGCCAAGGGCGTCATCAATGACGCGCTGTCTTGTGGGTTTAGCGAGCTTACAGTTGATCGCGGATTATTGCGTCCTGCGCGTGATGAGCCTAGAGCAGTATTCGAATCAATGTATACGCCTCAGAACATGACTCGCGGGCTTGAGCGCGACTTCACTGCCGTTCGTCCTGATGATTATGATGGCGTTGACGTTGAATATATAGATGGCGTGTCGTGGCAGGTTGAGACTGTTGAATGTCGACTGCCAGGCGATGCCGGAACCAGAGTGCAAAAGATAAAAGCAGAAGGCTGCACTAACCGTACGAAAGCATGGCGTATCGGTATGCGTCAACGTCGCGCCTTGAAGTATCGCCGTTGGGAATACAATTGGGCAACCGAGCTTGATGCGCTGAATAGTCGTTACCTGAGTTATGTACAAGTAGCTGACGATGTGCCTGGTTATGCTCAGTCGGCATTCATGGTCGAATATGACAATGGCGTCATTGAATCATCAGAAGCTTTCGACTGGTCTGATGCTGGACCGCACTATCTGTATGTGCGCCGCGAAGACGGAACCAGTTCCGGCCCGTACATCGCTACCCGTGTTGATGATTTCCATTTGTCTATCTCCGGACTAGATTTTCCGCCAGATACGACGCTTGATCGTGAGCCGCCTCATTTATTGTTTGGTGTCGGGTACAAGGTACTTATTACATCTATATCTCCAAACGGTACTGGCTCGGCCAACGTAGAAGCAATGACGTATAATGAATTGGTCTATTCCGATGATGATAATTCAGCGCCATGATTAACTATCCAGCAGGATTACCGCGAGGGTTACATAATGGCAGAACCTATCAA